TTGTGGCGTCGGGCGGTAACGCGTTGACATCTAGGAATCCGAGTATCTGATTCGAACAAGTCCTTCACAAGAGACGTCGGCAGAATCGCTGATAAGGAGGACGCCGATGTTATTTGACCTGATTTCGGTGATAGCTCCAGTGACTCCTGAGAACTCGATTGGGATATTGCATTTGAGGTGCATCTGCTTGGTGAATCCGATCTCTCCGAAGGAGGCGGTCGATCCGCCTCCGGCTGTGGAGTGCAGGTCGACGAACTGATCTTTGAGGATGCGGAAGCGTTCCTTGTTCGCGAGGTTGTTATAGGAGAGGTAATCGGCTGTGCGTAAAATATCAGTGACTGCTGCCGCCGTTCCGTTGCATTGTTTGTCCCAGTAGACGATGACTCGCAGTCCATCGTCTGTATTATTTGTGTTCGTAGTCGGTTTTAACTGGACTACGTAACGAAACGATATTGCGCGTAGCGTGCACTTACGTCCAATTCGTGTGCTCTCGGTGACGCCTTGAGGAACAAGATTCACGCTGGTTAGAACTATGTTCCCTGTTGCTGCGACTGTTGTCTGGTTGAAACTTGTGTCAAGAAATTTAAGTTCTGTGCCCATAGGAGAGTAACGACCATAATTGCCTGAAACTCTCATGTACCCCTTCTGGTATGTCCTGCGAGGTTTTTTATACATTCTTTTCGCAGGCAGTGCTCGTATAGGCAGAGCAGTAACAAGAGTCCGTTTGGTTGGCATGTCGGAGGGATATTATGTGTGAAGGTTAAAAACGTATATAATGATATATATGTGTTTTTTTCAAAAAGGGGCGGGAAGGCTTGACCGTTGGCAGGCCTGATCGCACTGATTCATCCACTTGCTGATCGACCACTTGCCAGATTTATACGTCTTGAAGAGAAGAGACCTCCTCTGCCCCCCTTCCTATCCACTGTTTTTATCGTATCACATCATGCTTGCTCGGCTACGCATGATTGTGTACAGACTTGCACGCGTGCAAGTATATATGCACCCGACAGGTAACGAAATGAGCGTTCAGTATTACCGCTCATTTCGGGTGTTCGGGTGCATAATTTATCACGCGAGCGAAGCGAGCTTTGGGAAAAGGGAGCGAAGCGACCTTTACGCGAGCGAAGCGAGCTAAGGAAGGATCTCTAGCCTTAAGGAAGAGGACGTTGTTCAAGTCCGTCTTGCTTCTTCTTCCTTTCGGATCCAACCATGGCTCCTCCCCCTCGCGGATCAGGCGCGAAACGCTGGGTGATGACCCTCAACAACTATACAGAAGAGGATGAGGCTCATCTTGCTGAATATTTTAATACATCTCAATTCGTTTATGCTATTGTCGGCCGTGAGGTCGGCGAGAATGGAACTCCTCACTTGCAATGTTATTTCATCCTTGTTAACAGGCATAATCTTGTTTGGTTGCGCAACCACGTTCATGCGCGTGCGCATTATGAGGTTGCGAGGGGAACCCCCCGCGAAGCGGCAGAATATTGTAAGAAGGAGGAGGACTACGACGAATATGGCACGTTGCCGTCTGGTAAGACGGGTACAGGTGCTATGTTTGAGGATCTGATTGTCTGGGCGAAAGCCCAGACTGAATGTCCCTCGGAGAGGGATATTGCGGAGGCGTTTCCGTCCCTGTTTGGTCGCTACAGGAACAATGTTATGGATATGGTCCGGATGTTTGCTCCCAAACCTGTGATCCAGACTGGCGATCTCCGTGACTGGCAGATTGAATTGAAAGCGAAACTTGACGGTGAGGCCGATGACCGTAAGGTCATTTTTGTCGTTGATGAGGCGGGCTGCTCCGGGAAAAGTTTCTTTTGTCGCTGGATGTTATCGAACTATCCTGAGGAGACTCAGTTGCTTGGTCCTGCGAAGCGTGATGATTTGGCTCATATTGTTCAGACCGATACCAAATATTTTTTGCTTAACATTCCCAGAGGAAATATGGAGTATCTCAACTACGGATTTCTTGAATCTTTGAAGGATCGTGTTGTTATCAGTCCTAAATACATGTCCCAGACGAAAATTCTTAAATACAATCCCCACGTAGTGGTGTTTACGAATGAACAGGTTGATATGACAAAGATGACTGCGGATCGTTATGATATTATTGAACTATGAAACTATGTGGACCTTTGTTCCGAAACATTCCATGAGGTCCAGTTCGAATTAGGGAAACGGGTGATGACCCAATTTATTTGTCTCCATGCGTCCGAGTCGAATACGTACGCCATTTGAAAATATTCACGTAAAATAACAGGATTCAGACCATTATTCAAAAAAAATACAATCATCGTGAACCGCTCCCGGTTGTTTGGCCGTAAAACAGTGAAAAATACTCTTTTGATTTGTCGAGGCCACTGGTCTTGGTGCCCCACGATGTCTTGTATTGTGTCTTTGTATCGTTGGATCGCACCGGCGTTGACTGCGCGTTTCCGCGCGATGTCTTGTGGCGTCGGGCGGTAACGCGTTGACATCTAGGAATCCGAGTATCTGATTCGAACAAGTCCTTCACAAGAGACGTCGGCAGAATCGCTGATAAGGAGGACGCCGATGTTATTTGACCTG